CCAGACGACGGCAGACTATCGATGAACCCACCTGATATACCGCTGGCGTAGCAGGCAATGGCAACATTGCCTGCAACAAGGGTAAAAGGGAAAGCTATTTTGTAAGTTCGTCCAACTACTGTGGTCAGCGTCTGGTAAGCAAGCTCGTTGAAATTTGTACTGGGTGCAATTCCGCTTAACCGCACAGACCCGCCGGACGGCGTTCCGGCGGTCGTGTATCCCGCCAATGTCCACCCCGCCATCCCGCTACTGAAGTCGCCATTCACCACCAGTTCCGGCCCCAGCACCGGCGTTCCAGCCCTCAAGTCATACGCCAACCCCACCGGATTGCTAGAGTCCGCAACCGTGCCCGGCGTGGCAACTGGCGTGGTGCCGGTGTAGTCGGCCCACTGCGAGGTCAGGTCGCGGGGACTGATCCACATGCCCGGAGTGTCGATGCCATCGGGCCAGAGGGACAGGGGGGACCATTCGGTCGACGAAGCGATCGGCGCATCGAACATGCCGCGCATCAAGGGCGTCAGCACCGGGCGCAGCAGGCTTTGCAGCAGCATTCTTAGACCTTATCGACGCCGAACGCCGCCGACGCCGCCAGGCGCTTGACGCGGTAGGTGCCCGGGGCGGAGAGGATTTTGGCGGGGCTGAAGCTGTCGAGGTGGCCCGCGTTGAAGTATTCGCCCGCCGCGCTTTTGATCTGCAGCCGCGCGATGGCGTCAGCGGCCACGCTGGGGCCGGCGGCGTCTTTCAGGAACAGCGTGGCCTGGTCGCCTGCGGCCAGGGTGAAATCAGCGGAATCGGCCTCGGTGGTGCCGGCGGCAATAAGTTCGGCCATGGGGTGCTTTCAGGGGGTTGAATGAACGGGTCTTCTGTGCAAAAAGCCCTCGCGGGGAGGGCTTTTCACGCAGCAGGATCTTGTGGATCAGGCGGGCGGGTTGGCGGTGGGGGCGATCTGCGGGTTGCCCAGGATGGCCACGGCCGACAGCAGCGCGGCGCTGGGGGTGCCGCTGTTGCCGCTGGGGGTGATCGTCAGGCGCGTGTAGCGCTTGCTGCCGATGTAGCCGAGCTTGAAGCACTTGTTGTCGTCGCTGAAGATGAAGCTGGCGAGTGCCTCAGTGCCGAGCAGGTCGGCATCGGCCACGGCGGTGGCGTCGCCCATGGCCGCAGCGTCACCTTCCTCGAGCAACACGGTGAAGGTGGCGTTGGCGTCACCAATGGAGCCTGTGGCGATCACGTAGGTGACCGACTCGAAGCCCTTCTTGTCGATGATTTCGCCCACCAGGGCGGTGTCTGCATCGGTGGACACGGGGGACAGCACGCGCTTGGGCGTGATGACGTTGGCAAGGTCTTTCATTTGGGGTTCCTCTGGAGAGTCTGGAAAACGGGGATGAACGAAGGGGAGCGCCGCCAGCGGGGAGCCGGCGGCGCTGTGGCTTGCGCCGGGCCGATCAGGTGTTGAACTTCATCAGCTTGATGGCTTCGAAGTTCTGCACCCCGCCACTGAAGCGGCGGCGGAAGTTGAACTTGGTCTTGCCCTTGGCGGTGATGGCGTCGCGGATCACCACGGTGCCCGAGCGGTTGACCACCACATAGCCCTGGGCGAAGTTGCCGAAGGCCAGCGAGAAACTGTCGGCGGCCAGCGCGGGCATGTTGTCGTCGATCTCCACGGGGTTGCCCAGCAGGCGCCCGCCAAAGCCGCTTAGCGGGTCCGGCTGCCAGAGGTAGAACGCGCCGGAGCCGTCCTTCATCTGCCGGATCTTGGCCAGCACGGCGTCGCTGGTCACCCAGGCCGCGCCGGGGCGGTATTGGGCTTTCAGGCTGTGCTGCAGGTTGATGATGGCGTCACCCGGGTTGCTGGCCGCAAAGGCCGCGGACGCACCCGACATGATGTAGCCGAGCTTGCCCCAGGCATAGCTGGCGTTGGCCACGGTGTCATACGCGGTGATGCCGCGCGCGCCGCCCACCCCGGTGCCGGCGGCGAACTCGCTGCCGGCCAGTTCCGCGAAAGCGATGGATGCTTCCATGGTCAGGTCGGATTCGAGGTCGACGATTGCGTCTTCCAGCGTGCTGTTGAACACCCAGGGCTCGGCTTCGGCCTCATGCACGGTGAATTCCAGCTCGGCGTACTTCGGGTTGGTGCTTTCGCCACCCGTGGCACCCGGGCCGACGCGGCGCGCGGCCAGGCCGGTGGTCTTGGCAACCTTCTTGAAGGTGTCGGTGCCGATGGTGACGTTGCGCGCCAGCCGGCCGATGGCGCTGGTGACGCCGACGACACGGATGATCTCGGCATCCATCTCGGGCAGCACCAGGTAGCCACCGTCAGGGCCGGAGCCGCTGTTCATGGCCTTGCGCTGCAGATCGGCCAGGCCGTTTTCATCGCCCTTGCGCAGGAACTTGCCGAACGCGGCCTTGTACTCGGCCTGCTCTGCGGTGATCTTGTCGTCGCCATTGGCGCCGGGGCGGTTGGCTTTCTTGGCGATCTCGACCAGGTCGTCGTTGAGCTTCTTGAACTCGCCGTTGATCTTGTCGACCGTGGCCTGCAGGTCAGCGACCGCCTTGCCTTCGGCCTTGGCCTTGAGCAGTTCGTCGTTCTTGCGGGTGAATTCGCCCCAGGCTTCGCCTTGCTTGTCGAGCAAGGACTTGATTTCGTTGAAGTCCATTTTGATACCTTTCAGGTGATTTGGATAAAGGAGGTGTTGCGCTTGATGGCCGCCGCCAGTTCGTCAAGCTCTTCACTGCCCGAATCGCTCAGGGCCTTGAGGTGCCGGAAGCCGTGGGCGATGACCACCTGGGCTTCCTTTCGTGACAGTCCAGAATCTCTCAGGACTTGCTCGAATTTGCGTTCGTCGAAGTCGCCAGCGGCAGACTTGACAGAGGCGATGCGGGCTTTGCCGTTCGCCGGAAATGTGACCAGGCTGACTTCCATCAGCTCCACCTTTTTCAAGGTGCGCCGGGGTTCTTCGGGCTTTGTGCGGTTGCTGAATTCCTTGGCGATGTAGCCGATGCTCAGGCCGTCGATGGCCGGGCGCGGCGTCATCTTCAGCAGCGCGTAGGCTTCGCGCCCGCGCGGGGTGTCGGCCAGCTTGCCTTCGACCTTCAGGCCGATGCCGTCTTCGGCCAGGCTGGTCCAGATGCCAACGGGCGTCATGTCGTCGGCGCCGATGCCCCAGCCGCCGTGCTGCATGAGCATGGCGGGGAACTGGCCGGACTTGTGCGAGGCGGCCAGCGTGTCGGCAAAGGCGCCGGGCTGGATCACGTCGCCGTAGCTGTCGACGTTGCCGAAGACTGCGCCGTAGCCGCTGAACATCATCTCGGCAGCGGTGGCGCCTTCGGTGGCGGCGAACTTGATTTCCTTGAGCCCGAAGGCTGCGCGTTCAATGGCCATAGTCAGGCTCCTGTTCCGGTGTTGCCGGGGGTGTCGTCGTTGGAATCGTTGGGGTCGTCGGCCGGGTCGTTGGCCGGCGCGCCCGTCGGGTCGGTGGTCATGTTGATCGGGGTCAGGGGATCGTCCAGGCCGTCGATCGGGTTCAGGTCGAGCTTGCCGCGGGCCTCGTTGCGCTCCATGATCCCGGCGGTGGTGAGCCGGTAGAGGTATTCGGCGGTGTCTTTCATCGCCCCGCGCAGCAGGGCCGCTTCCTGCAGCTTGATGTACAGGCCGCCCTGGCGCTCGGCGCGCGTCAGCAGGTTGACCTCGGCGCTTTGCTGGATGCGCTCGTACCAGGGCATCAGGGTGTGCACCACATGCGCCAGGAACATCTGCTCGGCCGTGGCGTAGGTGGCGGCCTTGTCGCTGTAGCCGATCATGATGGGCAGCACGCGGAAAAAGCGGCAGACCTCTTCGATCTGGTTGCGCCGGGTCTCCAGGTGCTGCGCGTCGACGCCGGTCATGGCCTGGCTCATGAACTTGGCGTTGCGGTCGAGCAGCATCACGCTGCCGGCGTTCTCGGCGCCGGCGTTCTCCATTTCGATCCACTTCTTGAGCTGCTTGTACTGGTCCGGGCTGAGCGTGCCGTCCACGCTGTAGATGCCGGATGGCCGCACGCCTTTGGCATGCAGGCCGGCATGGCTTTCTTCGGTGCTGATGCTCAGGCCGATGGCCTCGCGCGCCAGGTTGAGCACATCCATACCCAGCACGCCATCCCAGCTGGGGCCGGGCAGGTGCCAGATGGCTTCCTGCGGGAAATCGCGGGTCTCGCCGGTCTTGCCGCGCACCTTGTAGGTGACGGACCAGTCATCATGCTGCACCTTGGTCACGCGGCTGGGGTCCAGCAGGATCAGCTCGGTGATCTCTGGCGGGCGGCTGCCGATCTGCACCACGTTCTTGAAGGCGTAGGCGCCCCGGGCCAGCAGCGCATGCAGCACCATGGTCTCGCGGAACTGGAACGAGGTCTGGAATCCGTTGGGCGCGCGGTGCAGCAAGTCATACAGCGGGTGATCGGTGGCCGCCTCGCGCGTCGGGTGGCGGCTGATGGTTGACCGCGCCTCGCGCATGAGCCGGAACGGCACCTGGGCCACGCCTTCGCTGATCACGCGCACGCACCCGAACACGGCCGACACCTTCAGCGCCGTCTCGCGGCTGACCACCGCGCCCGACTTGCTGCGCGCGCCACCGTTGAGCAGCTTGGACAGCAGATCCGTCAGGCCGTCGCCGCTGGCGGGCGCGGACTTGCGGCCGGTGATCCTGTTCCAGAAGTTCATTGTGTTTGGTACGTTTGTTCGGTCGCTTCGGTCTGTTCCCAGAACGACCGCCCGGTTGACTCGCCGGCCGCCAGGGCCCGGTTCATCGCCACGATGGTTCCGATCGCGGCGTCGATCTTGTTGCTCGGCCGCGACTTGCGCGGGAAGATGTTTTCGTTGCGGTCTTCCTTGACCTCGACATTGCTCAGCATCCACACGTAGCAGGGGTTGCCGTCGTGGTGGAAGCGCCCGGAATCAACCAGGGCGGCAATCTCTTTCATCGGGTCGCTCAGGTGGCGCACCTGTTGGGGAATGTCGACCACCGTCAGGCCTTGTTCCGCCAGGTTGGCGCCCATCTGGTGGCCGCCCCAGGGGTCTTTGGCCACTTCCTTCGTGCCGACCTGCGCGCAGGTGTCCAGCACGTCTTCCTGGATCTGCTCCAGCGAGATCATGTCGCCCGGGGTGGCGATCAGATGGCCGCTGTTGACCCAGGCCTGGTAGTGCGCGTTTTCGGGCTTCTCCAGGGCTGCTTCCGGCACGTAATTGCGTGAAAATGCGTAGTAATTGCGTGCATCTCCATCGCCGCGCCAGCACAGCAGCACCGCGCTGGCAATGTCTTGCTTGCTGGCCAGGTCCAGCCCGATCGCGCTGCCGTCCCAGTCGTGCGAATCGGGCGCCAGGTCGGGGTCGCCGGCCTGCTGCAGGTTGTGCAGGTTGAGCCAGGGGGAGGCGCTGGCCACCCAGATGTCGAGGTGTTTGGTCTTGAAAACGTTCTGTTTGCGCGGGTTTTCCTGCGCGTCACGCTGCTGCAGCTTCAGGAACTCGGCGTCCACTGAAATGTCGTAGTTCGGGTTGGCTTTGCGCAGGGCCTCTTCAGTCGTCCAGTCGTCGCCGTCGTCCACCGTAAAGATGATTCCGAAGCGCTGGTCGTTTTCGACCACGCCTTCGAGGATCTTCTGCAGCTCGCCCTGGTGCAGGAAGCACGGCCCGGCAATGTCGGACCCGGCCGTGGTGATGACCAGCATCAGCGGCTGAGACCGCGCGCCCATGCCGGTCTGCATGGTGTCGAACAGCTCGGCCGTCTTGTGCTCGTGGTATTCGTCCACGATCGCGCAGCTGGGCGACGCACCGTCGCCGGGCTTGCCGATCACCGGCTCGAATTTGCTGTTGTTCTCCCCAATCGACAGGTTGGATGCATTGACCGTGACGCCGAAGGTGTGGCAGTAGCGCGGCGTGGCTCGGGCCATCAGAAGCGCCGGCCGGAACACTTCCATGGCCTGGTCTTGCGACGTGGCGCCCGAGTAGATCTCGGCACCGAATTCTTCATCCGGTCCCAGCAGGTACAGGCCGATCACGGCCGCCAGCGTGGACTTCGCATTTTTGCGCGGCACGATCACATCGGCCACGCGGAACCGGCGCTTTCCGGTGACCTGGTGCACCCAGCCGAAGATGCTGGCCAGGATGAACACCTGCCAGCGCTCCAGCTTGATCAGCTGCCCCTGTGCAGCCCAGTCGCCCTTGATGTGGGGCATCAGTTCCGCGAACTTGCA